GGTGTTATCTGATGTTGTGTTGTTTGTATTGCTATTAGTGTTCGTATAAACAGCAACAGACTCTGACACAGTTACATTGTTGTTATTGTTTGTATTAGTGCTTGTGCTTACGTTAGTATTATTATTCGTATTAGTATTTGTGCTAGTGCTAACATTGGTGTTGTTGTTGGTGTTAGTGTTGGTACTAGTGCTAGTGTTTACGTTAGTATTATTATTCGTATTAGTATTTGTGCTAGTGCTAACATTGGTGTTGTTGTTAGTGTTAGTAGCAGTTATGGTCGTGTTGTTAGTATTATTATTTGTGTTATTATTTGTGTTATTATTTGTAGCATTGATGGTGGAACTAATGGTAGTGTTATTAGTATTTAAGTTTGTGTTTGTGTTGGTACTAGTGCTAGTGTTGTTATTTGTGTTTGTGTTGGTACTAGTGCTAGTGTTGGTATTTGTGTTAGTATTCGTACTAGTATTTGTATTGGTGTTCGTGTTCGTATTGGTAGAGGTAACTGTGGAGCTACTTGAGGTAGTCCCATTAGTTTCTACGTATGTAGTTGAATCAAAATTTCCATCTGCATCATTAGCTACTTGTCCATAAACTATATTGGTCATCAAAAGCATGACAAACGCTGACCAGCGTTTCATTTATAGCCCCTTTTTTTGGTGTCAAAAATCCGACGAATGTTTCGGATATACACATATTTATATGGTGTCACATTTAAGTCACTGATTTACTTATGGAAAAAGTGCTTGACAAATAGATCTACTTGTGTCATAATAACGGTAAATTTGTGAGGAGCCTATTATGTATCTAGATCTTGTAAACTACAACAAGTCCAAACCCCGACGCAAAGTAAAAAAAGCAAAAGGTAATGTTTACGGAAAATATACGCCGCCTAAGTTTGAACCCTATGTGCCGTCTCGCACTTGGCGTCCTGATACTCCAGAATACAAGAGTGTCACTTCAACAGGAGTAGGTACAGAAAAGCCTGAACGTAAAGAGTACACAGGTACACTTATTAAAGGCATTGCAACTATGCACAAGTCTAATGCTGTTCCTATTATAAATGATGATGAAGCCAAAGATATTTCGAGGATGCGTAGAGGTTGAATAAATTTTTAATTAAATCTTCAGCAAGAGCTGGATCACATTTATTATATTTTTACCTAGTATCAACCGGGATGACAGGATATCATACGAACTGGCAAATATATGATAATCGTCGTGGACGTTTGGACAAACATAACAGACCTTTGTTGACTAACGGTACCTATTTGAATTATCAAAATGATAACGTGGTGATACACGACCACACCAACTGGTTACCTAGTGATACTGAAAACTGGCATATAATTTATACTAAGAGATTAGACACTATAAAACAAACCATATCTTTAAAATGGGCTGAGCACATATCCGAGTTTGTTGAAAATAATTCATTAAAACATTCATATACTAACAAAACATACGAACCAATTGAATTAGATCTTGAAGCTACTTTGAATCACTACATATGGCACACTGGAACTTGGGACAGAAATTTAGACAGAGTATTCCTACAAGGAAATTGGAAAAAGGCTGACATATTGTATCTAGAAACTTTTGTAAAAAAGACACCACAAACTGTTGCTGCATATTTAGGCATTCCTCAAATAGACTTTTCATGGGATAGTCAAAAAAATCCCAGAGACGTTGAAAAATATATTACAAATTATAGTGAAGTTTATAATTTTATAGAGCAACATATATAATGATACCACACAAATTGCTGTCAGACTGGATGATGTTTTTAAGAACAAATCCAGAACATTTACAAAGATTCAGCGAGTGTTTTTGGCCTAGTCAAATGATTAGCAAACATTATGCTTTAGATCTTTTGCAAGAACACATGGGAAACTGGGGAGAAATATATGAGCGCCAAATATATATTTTTGGTGGATGGTATGGTGTGTTTGCACAGTTAATGAGTGAAAGATTCAGATCAATACAAATTTACAATATAGATGTAGATCCTGAGTGTGAAAAAGTGTTTAATCTTTTACCTGTTGATGGAAGAAAAAATATAACACATATTACCGCTGACATGGCAGATTTTGAGTATCATACAACACCTGATTTTGTAATTAATACTAGCACAGAACACGTTACACAGGAAACATATGATGCTTGGTGGAACAACATTCCTGCAGGAACTAAATATCTCATACAAAGCAATAATTTCTTTGAAATTGATGAACACATTAGATGTGCAAACTCGTTAGAAGAGTTTGTTGAAATGAATAATATACAACATAACGATTATAAGTCTAGCATTAAAGTAGGACAGAGACCTGATGGTTCTGCATTTTTTAGATTTATGGCACTAGGTGAAAAATGAGTGATGACATAAAAGGTGATGAGGTTGAAAAAGGACTAGACGGAGCATATAAGTCAGTCTATTTTAACAACACCAAAGAAATGTTAGATGGTCTAAATTCTGTTAGTCCATCTTTTTGTCTTGCTAAATGGTTCAATGTTAGTTTACACATACCTACTGGTAGAACACATAGCTGTTATCATCCCCCTGCACATAGGATTCCTAAAGACGAACTCTTAATCACAAGTGATGCTCTGCACAATACCAATTGGAAAAAAGAACAACGCAAAAAAATGTTAGCAGGAGAAAGACCTAAAGAATGTTCTTTTTGTTGGGACATTGAAGACGCAGGAAATATAAGTGATAGACCCTACAGAAGTTTCGATGTGAATACTCCGGGTATTATAGATGAGGCTCTAGACGTTGGTTGGGAAGGGAATCCTGCTCCAAAATATTTGGAAGTAAACTTCAATCAAGCGTGTAACTTTAAATGTAGTTATTGTAGTCCCCATTTGTCCACAGAATGGCATAAAGAAATTAAAAAACACGGAGCATATAAGTTAGGCACAATATCACACAATGATATTACATGGATGGAACGAGACAACATGATGCCTAATAATTCACCTGACAATCCATACCTGTTGGCGTTTTGGGATTGGTTCCCTAAAATATATGACAACCTAACTACTTTTAGGATGACAGGTGGTGAGCCTTTAATGGATAAAAACACCTTTAAAATTTTTGACTATGTTAAGAAAAATCCTAGTGACAAATTACATTTAAGTATTACTAGTAATTGTTGTCCTCCTAAAGGTCAATGGCAAAAATTTATTAATGATTTAAAAGACATTACTAATAAAAAAGCCATAGATCATTTTATGTTGTTTTGTAGTTTGGATAGTTGGGGCAAACAAGCAGAATACATCAGAACAGGAATGGATTTTGAAATATTAGAAAGAAACGTGAGACAATATCTTTCTGAATGTGAAATGCACAGTTTGACGTTTATTATTACTTGCAACTTATTATCACTGCCAGGATGGATGACTTACTTTGAAAACATTTATAAATTAAGATGTGAAATGAATACTGACAGACAGTTAATATGGTTTGATACTCCGATGCTTATAGATCCTAAGTGGATGAGTATGAAGTTAGCAACTCCTAAAATGTTGCAACCTCTCCTTGACAGTATTTCTTTCATGGAAGAAAGAAAAGAAACTATTAATAACAGATTTAAAGGATTCAAAGATTACGAAATTGATAAAGTGAAAAGACTTTACGATTGGGCATCTAATCCCATGACCTCCAAAGAAGAAAAATTTTATAAGAAAAACTTTTCTCTGTATTTTAAAGAATATGACAAAAGAAGAGAACTGAATTTAAAAGATACATTTCCTGAATTAAAAGACTTTATAATAGAGTGTGAAAATTATGAGTGAATATCTACACGAACAATATATGGATCGTGTTTCTAGTGTTAGAGACCGTTTGAACAAAGTAGGAAAAGGCTTTTGTACACAGAAATGGTTACACCAAACGCTATACCTACATACAGGAGATAACCACAGTTGTTATCATCCGAGACCTCATCATATAGGTTTAGACGAGATTGCTGAGAATCCTTCTGCGCTTCATAATACAAAATGGAAGAAACAGCAACGTAAAAAAATGCTCAATAATGAAAGACCGGATGAATGCTATTACTGTTGGAACATTGAGGATTTAGAAGGCGAACATTTTTCTGATAGAATGTTTCATAGTGCTAGTGATTATGCAGAAAATGAAATTGAAAATTTAGCAAAAATTCCATGGGATTCTAATATAAATCCTAGATATCTTGAAATTAGTTTTGGTAATGGTTGTAATTATAGATGCGGTTATTGTTGCCCTCAAGCAAGTACAAAATGGATGGAAGAAATTAGAAGGCATGGTAATTATGATGTAACATATAATCAATATGGTATTGAATTTTTAGAAAACGGAACATACTATGCGCCTGAAGATGAAAATCCTTACATTGAGGCTTTTTGGAAATGGTGGCCTAGTTTAAGAGAAGATTTGTGGACCCTTCGCATCACGGGGGGAGAACCTCTGATGAATCCAGGTGTGTTACAATTTTTTGATATATTAGAAGATGAACCCGCCCCACAATTAAAGCTTTCTGTGAACACTAATCTAGGAGTTGTTGATAGAAAAATAGATAGAATGTATGATAGAATACAGAGTTTATTAGATCAAAATAAAATTAAAGAGTTTACAATGTTTACCAGTTTAGAAGGTTGGGGTGAACAAGCAGAATACATGAGAACGGGGTTGAAGTGCGATCACTGGGAACGTAATTTTCTAAAAGCTCTGGATAGAGGTTGGGAAGTGAATATTATGTGTACTTTTAACGTATTGTGTGTTGCAACATTTACAAACTTTTTAGAAAAAATTGTAGAGTGGAGATCTAAGTATGGATTTAAAGTTAGATTTGACACTCCTTACTTAAAAGAACCTCCTCACTGGGAACCTAGAATATTAACACCTGATTTTCTTGAGGACATGGATAAAAATTTAAAGTTTATAACTGATAGACCCGATCAATTCGGCAAACACGAATATGAAAAGATGAAACGTGTTACAGACTATATGCACGAAAACATAAACAAGGGAGTAATATCTTCAAATAAATATGATGCAGGCAGAAGAGATTTTTATTCTTTCTTTACTGAAAACGATAAAAGACTAGGAACTGACCTGTTAAAAACTTTTCCTAGATATGAAGAGTTTTATCACCTTTGTAAACAGGTTTATGAAAACTATGATAAATGAAAAAAATAAACACTCCTGGTGTGTGAACGCAGAACATTCCATGAGTGCTAATAATGACGGCTCTACTAAAATGTGCTGTATGATAAAAGATTCGTATAATAATTTTGAAAAAACGAACAAGTATATCATAGGTGAAACTTCTATTGTTGAAAATTTCAATAATCCATCTTCTATAAAAATACGAGAGGATTTAAAATCAGGTATTAGAAACTCTGCTTGTGACGCTTGTTGGCAAGAAGAAGATGGGGGAAGAAAAAGTAAAAGAATGAGAGATAACGAAAAATATCTCCATGCTAAAAAGTATCAAGGTAAAGTTTTTTCAGGGTTAGTTAATTTAGAATTAAATTTAGGTAATAATTGCAACATTAAGTGTAGAACTTGTCATCCCTCGATTAGCTCACAGTGGATGAAAGAAGCCTATGATTTAGATCACAAAGGTAGAATATCATCATATAAAAAGTATGCTGAGAGTATGAAAAAGTACCATCAACACTACGATGATGAAAGTCCATTTTGGTCTGATTTAGAAAATAACTTACAAACAATTAGGCAGTTTGACTTTTATGGTGGTGAGCCTTTTTTAAGTAAAAAAATGTGGGAAATTTTAAAACTGTGTGTAGATAAAGACTATTCTAAAAATATAGAATTACACTTTAATACTAATGGAACTACTTGGCCTAAAAATATAGACGAATCTTTTAAACACTTCAAAGAAGTCAATTTAAGTTTCAGTATAGATGGAATAGGTGAAAGATTTGAATATATGAGATATTTAGCTAAGTGGGATGAAGTCCGCAATAACATGGAAAAAGCTAGAACCTATATGAAAACATATGGTAATATGAGTTTGAGTTGGTGCATAACACTGAGTACCATAAATATTTTTTACTTGAAAGAAATATTAGACTTTTACTATGCTAACTATGCAAAGGACTTTGGCTTGTATTTAAATTTAGTACACGGGCCTAAACACTTTAATATTTCTACTTTACCTGAAGATGTTAAAGAATTTGTTTTAAATGAAATTAACTCAATACCTGAAAATTATGAATCTGCAAAACATCAAATACCAGGTATTGCAGGTTTTATAGAAAATGGCGTTTCAGATATTGTTAATTGGAACCTTTTTTCTCATCACATAAAGAAACACGATGAATATAGAAAACAAAATTTTAGTCAAACATTCCCAGAATATCATAAAATATTGAACGATAAAGGACTTTTCTAAATGTGGAGTTTTGATAATTTGGGACAAATGCACATTGAATTGACTAACGGTTGTAATGCTGCTTGTCCTATGTGTGTTAGATTTCATTGTAGCAGTCCTCTTGTCAGACCAGATATAAAAATAACGCAAATTACGTTAGATACATTTAAACAATGGTTTCCCGAGGACATAATACAGAAAACTGATTTGATACTTTTTTGTGGTGTTCACGGGGATCCGTCTGTTGCTAGAGATATGTATGAAATTTGTGAATATATATCAAATTGTTCTAATACTAAAATATTGGTAAACACTAATGGAGGAGCAAGAAAACCTGAGTGGTGGGAAAAACTAGGTTTATTGTTTGCTAAAAACACAAGCTGGGAGTTGACTTTTAGTATAGATGGTTTAGAAGATACCAATCATATATACCGTAGGAATGTAGTCTGGAAAAAGTTAGAAGCTAATGTAAAAGCATTTACAAAAAACGGAGCAAAATCAGATTGGGATTTTTTGATGTTTAAGCACAATGAACATCAAATAGAAGAAGCTAAGAAAATATGTAAAGAGTGGGGTATAACAAATTTTGTACCTAAAAAAGCATTGGGTGTAGATAATGGAAAAAGTCTACAGGGTATGCCTGCTTTAAACGATAGGGGAGAATTAGATTATTGGATAGAAGCACCAGAAGATCCTAGTAAAAGAAATTTAGAAACTCCTGTTGAAAATGTCACAATTTTTAAACATCACAATTTTGATGTAGATCAATACCGAGAGATGAAAAAACAAAATGTTTCATCAAACAACTATCAAAAAAGTGTAGAAAATGTATACAGCCACAATTTAAAATATGAAGACACAAGTCATTGGGACAAAGCTACAATATCTTGTAAAAGCAAGTTATGGGGAGACAAAACAGAAATATTTGTAGACAGTGATGGTATTGTTATGCCTTGTTGTTATATAGGAACACATTTAAATGGTGTATATACCGATTTTAAGTCCATGCAACTACATTACCATATGAATAATTACGGGTGGGATAATTTTAATTTAAATAAACATTCACTTGAGAATATATTGAAAAAACAACATTTAAATAGAGTGTTTTCAGATTCTTGGGATAAGGAGAGTGTTAAGTGTGGTAAGTTAGCTTACTGTTCAGAAACTTGTGGTAAATTTAGTAGCATTGATAATATTTTTACCCATGAAGATGTTGAAAATGAGTCTAAATATAGGTTTAAAAAGAATGGCTAAAGCTAAGGTATTAGGAAAAGAAAAAGAGTTTAATCGAATAGTTGCGTATGGTTGTAGTTTTACTGCTGCCGAAGAAACCGCAGATGAAGATTTATACTGTCATTTCGGTACCAGAAGAGAAATTGACGAATTTAAAAGAAACCATGAACACTATGGAATTTTTTCGGATAAAATAAACAAAATATGTAAAGGAAACTATCCCGAAAAATTCACATGGAACGGGGATAAAATAAATATAGATCATCATCTTGTAAAAGAATTGCAAAAAGAAAATTCTTATGTTAATAAATTAGCAGAACTCTATAATGTTTCTTGTTTTAACAGAGCGATTTCAGGTTCTAGTGTGTCGTATTCTATTTTTCAAATACTTTCTGATATATCTGCAGGACTAGTAAACCCAGACAATGACTTAATTTTTGTAGGGATAACTTCTAAGGGAAGATTTTGGTCTTTTGATTCTATAGACGAATATAATCCGGTGAAGCATTTTCTTATCGGTCATCCTTCACATAATTGGCAATCTGATGATTTTCACAATAAATATGTTTTACAATTAGGTGACGGATATACATTGGGTAAAAATTATTTTATGGAATTGCATCATCTATCTTTACTTGCAAAAAAATATCAAATTTTTTGTTTGGACATTTTTAAAACTGAATATCAACTATCTACTAAGGACACATATAAAGCCTGTCAATCAAAAAACCCTAGCATTGAAGATTTTTTGAGTTTATCTCAAACTACAAAATTTGAAGAGTTCGTTGATCTTGACTTAGGAGAATATATGAGTCATACAAAGGATGAAATGCACGGATTTATGCACCCAACAAAAGAACACCATATAGAAGCTGCAAACAAAATATTTGAGTCTATAAAATGTTAAATAAAGAAACATATTGTTCATATCCTTTTAATACTTTCTTTTTAGGCTCTGATGGTTGTGTAAAATTTTGTTGTTCCTCAAGAAAAGACTTAGGAAACATAAACGAACAACCACTAGAAGAGATAATTCAAGGTGATGTTGCTCAAAGTGTGAGAGAACACATACTTTCTAATACTTGGGAAATGGAACACTGTGCGCAGTGCCATATAATAGAGAGTAGAGGGGGAAAATCAGAAAGAGTAAATGCAATCCCTCACTTTTGGGATGAACATAATTCTGAAGTTAAAGATAAAACATTTTTTAAATTAACAAAATTAGACATTCGATGGTCTAATATTTGTAATCTTTCTTGTAATTATTGTTATCCATTTTTTAGCTCACAGTGGGCTAAAATACTAAATGATCCTGTAAATAATAACAACAAAGAAGCCAATGAAAAAACCTTTGAATATATAGAAAAAAATAAAAATCATATAGAGCATATTCAAATGCTAGGTGGTGAACCTTTATTGCAAAGACAAAATATAAAATTGTTTGAAATGATGAAAGATCAAGAAATAAAATATTATATTCTTACAAATTTGTCTGTTGATTTAGAAAAAAATGAAGTTTTTAAAAAAATTTTAGAAATGAAAAATCCTAATTTGAGTGTTGCTATTGGAGTTAGTTTTGAAAACATTGGAGATAGATTTGAATATGTCAGAAATGGAGCAAAGTGGGATGTTTTTGTAAAAAATTTAGAAATTATTTCAAAACACGGTTTTGAAATAAACGCCCATCCTGTTTTTTGCATATATTCAGGACTATACATGAAAGAATATTATGATTGGTGTTATGAATCAGGATTTTTTTCTGATATATTCTGGACCAACTTAAATAATATAGCAGCTCTTGATATTTTTAGTTACAATAATGAAGTTATACAAAAAGTAATTGATGAAATAGATCGGGTGTTAGACAAATATAAAATTGATTACAATACTACAGAATCACACCTCATTTCATACAAAGATCATCTTGTACAAAAGATGGAAAAAAGAAATAATACTATTATTACAACATCTCGAGCAGATGAAAAATTCATAAAAGAATTTAAATTATTTAATGATAATCTTGAAGGTAAGTGGCACCCAAATAAAAAACATTCTATTTTTGATTTGTGGCCGGATCTTTTATATCTAAAGGAGGATTAAATGGACAAAGAAGAAAAAGAAGATAAGGATACCAAAGAAGAAGAATTAACTGTAGAAGAACAAGAAATTATTAAAAAAAGAATAGAAGAAATTAAAAAACAAGACCCTTTTATATATGATTAGTTGGGGTGTTAGTGCAGGGTTCCATGATGCGGCTTTGACAGTTATCAAAGACGGTAAAATTCATTTTGCCTCGCATTCTGAAAGATACAGTAGAATAAAAAATGACAAAAATTTAAACTGGGGTCTAGTAAGAGCTGCTTTAGAAGTCGGTGAACCTGACATTATATTTTGGTATGAAAATCCTCTGTTAAAAGCTACACGTAGAATCTGGGCAGGGCAAAAAAACTGGTATAAAAATCCGAGAGAATATTTTAAATACATAGGATACGATCCTAAGTGCCATATAGAATGGGGCAATCATCACAAGTCACATTGGGCAGCAGGATATTACACAAGACCGTTTGGCGACTGTGCTACACTTGTAGTTGATGCAATAGGAGAATGGACTACTGCGTCTATATGGAACAACGAAAAGAAAGTTTGGTCATCAAGATACCCTAAGTCACTAGGACTTTTTTATTCTGCATTTACTGACAGACTGGGACTAAAGGCAAATGAGGACGAGTATATTCTCATGGGTATGGCGGCTTATGGTGATCCGGAAAAATATTATGATGAACTGACTGAACTATCTACATCAGGTAAAAATTTTCACAAAGGAATACGAGACTGGCGACCTGAACTAACATCAGAACAAGAGTTGTTTGACATTGCTGCGGGTGTGCAAAAAGTCTTTGAGTCTAACTTACACGGATTATTGGCAAAAGTTAAAGAAATGACTGACCAAGACAATCTAGTTTACATGGGCGGTTGCGCCCTTAACTGTCTTGCCAATAGAATCATTCCTAGTTACTTCAAAAAGCATTGGATACTGCCGAACCCAGGTGACGCAGGATCTTCACTCGGCGCAATATTAGCACATACTAAGGAACGTGTGAAATTTGTCACCCCGTATTTGGGTGAAACAATAATGGGTAGATATCCAGTTGACAATGCACTAAAAGAACTGTTACACTGTGGGATAGTGGGAGTAGCAAATGGTCCTGCTGAGTTTGGTCCGAGGGCTTTAGGTAATCGTAGTTTATTGGCTGATCCTAGAGGTCAGAAAATGAAAGATGAGGTGAACAAAATAAAACAGCGGCAAGAGTTTAGACCCTTCGCCCCTGTGATTGCACAACATAATGTCAGTAAATATTTTGATGTGGACGATAATTTTCATTCACCGTATATGCAACAAGTTGTAATATGTAAAGATCCAGAATTGTATCCTGCAATAGTACATAAGGACGGAACTAGTAGAGTGCAAACAGTTAAGTTTAACGAAAACAAAGGTCTTTATACTTTGTTGAATAGATGGGAAGCAGAAACAGGTTGCCCAATGTTGTTAAACACTAGTCTAAACATAAAAGGACAACCCATTGTCAATTCTATACAGGATGCTTTGGACTTTGCAAATAAATATAAGGTAAAAGTTTACTGAGGAATAAATATCTACATTATGGGAAAAGTAGTAGACATTACAGCAAAATCAGAAACGCCTCCTAAAATTATTGGTCATAGGATATCCTTTTACACAGATGAAGAAATTGATTTGACCTTAATTGCATTGAACACGTATGCCTGGGATAAGGTGAGATATACAACTGATAACATGGGACAACTAGAACCTCTTTTTATCAAAAGTTGTTTGATAAAACTACTCAATTCTGGTTTATTGTCATATAAAGCCAAAACAGTAATAAACAGTATTCTTAATAACATGAAAGAAATATCTGAGGATGAATATTATGCCCAAAAAATTTAAACCTAGTGCAACCAAGTATGTTAATGGTGTGAAAAGACAGGAACATACATATATGTCAGGTGTTAGCACACAGACTCTTAAAGATGAATTAGAAAAACATAACACAACACCCAAATTCAAAGATAAAATTATGAAAGAACTGGTAAAGCGAGGAGCCGTATAATATGCCATTGTATAGTTTTCGTAACAACGAAACAGGTGAAGAATATGATATGATGATGAAGTACGATGACAAAGTACAGTATCTAGCAAGTCACCCAGAAATTGAATCAATTATTACAGGTGCCCCAGGTCTTGTTAAAGGCACAGGCGACCGCACAAAACCACCTAGTGGATTCAAAGAAGTCCTATCAAGAATCTCAGAAAACAATCCAACAAGTGCATTAGCAAATGATTTTGGTCATAAAGACCATAAGTCTGTAAAGAAACGAGAAGTTGTAGAAAAACATAGAACTAAAATACAAGGAGGAGAGTAAACTTACATCATGCCCCACTAACCTTTTACCATAGGAATTATTCATGGCAAAGAAAAATCTTCAGTTAGTACAACATGAAAGTGGCGCCAACAACAGTCTGAAAATGAGAATTGAGGATCTCAGAACAATCAGCGCAAAAACAGAAAATCAAGGTCAGTTTATGTCTCAGTACAAATATAAACCAGCCTTTTTGTTACATGGTTGTGCAGGCACAGGTAAAACTTTCATAGCATTATATAGGGCATTGGAGGAAGTATTAGATAAGGGAACGAGCCGAGACAAAGTAATAATTGTTAGGTCTGCTGTGCCTTCCCGTGAGATAGGACACTTACCCGGTGACCAAGATGAAAAAACTGAGGTTTACAGCGCACCTTACCAAGCGATGTGTCAAGAACTTTTCCCATCTAAACAACAACCATATCAGAGATTGATGGAACAAAAGTATCTTGATTTTATGTGTACTTCATTTGTCAGAGGTATCACGCTAGACCATGCTATTGTTATTGTCGATGAATGTCAGAACTTAAATGACATGGAGATAAATTCTATAATGACAAGGGTAGGAGTCAATACAAAAATAATATTTTGTGGAGACTTCAGGCAGACGGACCTTTACAAGAGGAACGATATGTCTGGGTTGAAAAAGTTTATGGTAACCGTTGAGAATATGCCGTCATTTTGTTCAATAGAATTTGGTACCGAAGATATAGTCAGATCCAATCTAGTCAGGGAGTACATACAGGCTAGATTGCAATATGAGGACGATTATCTTGTAACTACTTGATTTTATTGATAAAAATAAAAGCTCTTTAATATCAAGCACTTACGTTAGAAATAGCGTAGGTGCTTGTTTTTCTTACGGAAAAAAGTTGGAAAAAATGCTTGACTTTTCCTAAAATTACTGTATAATAAGCATTATAAACTGATAAATTACTTGTGAGGAGATAGTTTATGAGCAGCAACGTAGCAAAAATTTCAGAGCTTATTGTTAGTTTCAATAACGCAGTCCTTAACCCTGAGAACTTAGATGACAACGGTCGAATTGACTGGAACTTTGTGGATGCCGATATTCACATGGATGCAGGCGAGGTTGACAAGGTTGTACCCGAGGAGTGGTATAACGTATTCAACGATCTCGCTGATGAATTTGAACTCAATCAACTGCAGGAGTCTGTATAATGTGGAACTTAGAAGGTATGCGTGTTAAAGGTCTTTATCTTGACGGTAACCAGCCCGTCAGCGGCAAAGTAACCCATAGCCGTGTTTGTTACGGTGGTGGTGTCGCTCACCACATCGAACTGGATGAAGGCTTCCAGTATAAAGATACCACTATCAGTCGCAAGGCTGGTGAGGTTGTTATTGTTGACCACAAGTATATTACAGAGGTGCGTGACTAATGTTAGTTTTGTCTAATGGCTACACCGAAGAACTTTTTTCGTGTCATCTAGAATTGATAGACTTCCTCGGTCAAGAAACATTTGTTGCAGTGATGGAAGGCATTCATTCTCAATACAACATAACCTATTTTAATATCACGTAATGGCTAAACAAGAACGCTACAAGTTTCCGAATCCAACTGATTCAACTGCTGAACTAATCAAGCGCCGTCGGTTGCAAATACTTGTCCATTCATGCGTTTATTATATGATGGATGACAACCTTGTCAGCGATGAACAGTTTGACAGTTGGGCAAAAGAACTTGAAAAATTAATGAAGGAGAACCCTGGATTATATAGTGATAGATTTGATTACGCCTTTGAGGAATGGGATAGCTCTTCAGGCTATAACTTACCCCATCGAGACCCTTGGGTTATGTCAGTAGCAAAACAGTTATTAAGCGCTAGTAGCTCAACCGGATAGAGCATCGGCCTTCTAAGCCGAGGGTTGCAGGTTCAAGTCCTGCCTGGCGTACCAATTTAGGCAGAGGTGGGTGAGTGGTTAAAACCATCAGACTGTAAATCTGACGCTTCGGCTACGCTGGTTCGAATCCAGCCCTCTGCACCAATATAAGTAGTATTATGTTTAATAGAATAGAAATTGATTTACCTGTACCTAATGCAGTAAACACACCCAAAGGCCGTTTTTATGAAACACCTGAGGGAAACAGATATCCATCAGTTACGACTCTCATGTCTTACAAGTCTAGAGAGTCTATTGCTGCCTGGAGAGAAAAAGTAGGAGAAGAAGAAGCTAATAAAATAAGCAATCAGTCTGCTACAAGAGGCACAAAAATACATGACCTCGCTGAAAAATATTTGCTAAACGAAGATTTGAATACTGACAATCTAAGTTTGTTGGATATGCAGATGTGGAAAAACTTGAAGTCAGAAATAAATGACATAGACAACATCCATGCAATCGAGGATCCTCTTTTCAGTGATTACTTACGGCTTGCAGGTAGGGTTGACTGTATAGCCGAATACAAAGGCGTACTGTCAGTTATAGATTTCAAAACTGCTCGAAAGCCTAAACGCAAACAATGGATTGATGGATATTTTATGCAGTGTTCTGCGTATGCTATCATGTTTGAAGAAATGACCAAAATACCTGTTGCACAAACGGTTGTGATGATGACAGTTGAGGGTGATGATCCTCAGGTGTTTGTAGAAAAGCGTGATAACTATGCTGACCAGTTGTTAGATTTGAGACTAGATTATGAGCGTCACTATAGACTGGAAGGGTAAAATAGGATACGGTGACATAGTATCACCTATTTGTTATGCCCATAATCAAGCTGATAAGTTAGACACAAGTATAGTTTTAAATTTTCATTGGAATCATTCACTAGGAACAAAATTTAAAGAACAAGACGCTGAAACAATAAATGACAGAGTGTCCTTCATTGCAGAACATACAGAATCAAGCTACAATTCTGTCACAATAAATCAGTATTATGATAGCAAACTAGACGTAGATCACACCAACTATTCTCACCATCCAATTAGTTATCACAATTTAAGACACAGTAAAACTTTTAGGTGGAATCCTAAAGAACATATTGCTGTCATACCTAGCACTAACAACAAAAAACAGTTTGCAGACTATGCACCAGGTAAAGCATGGAAAGATCCTTTGTCGGGTGAATGGGATGGGTATATATCTGATATAAGTAAAAACAACAAAGTAGAGTTGGTTCATTATGAAACCCCTATACAAGAAGCCTGTGAAATTTTATCTTCATCTAAACTTGTAATAGGCTATCACGGTTCTGCTATGTGGTTAGCTAGATGGATTGGAGCACCGATGGTGATATATTCTTCTAAGGATTTTACAAAAGAAGTTTTTCCTTGGTGCATACATAATCCGAAAAAAATACAACCTCTGTTTGACATAGGAAAAAGTTTAGAACTACAAACAGATGTAAACAGACAATTAGAAAGGTATTTAGACGAATGATTTTTATAGGGTATGATGAAAGGGAACATCGAGCGTATGAGGTGTGTAAATTTTCCATAGATAGAAGAAGTAGTCTAAGCACAATAAAACTATACACGCCTGAAATGTATTTTTACACCAGAAGCACAGGCGAACCTCAGTCCACTAATTTTACCTTTTCCAGATTTTTCGTTCCTCATATTTGCAATTTTGAAGGGTATTCAATTTTTGTAGATTGTGATTTTCTGTTTATGTCAGATCCTCAAGAATTAATTGACATTGCGAAAAAAGATACAAGCAAAGCTGTTTGGGTTTGCAAACACCCAAGATATATTCCCAATACTGTGAGAAAAATGGATAACATAACTCAAAATTCTTATGAAAAGAAAAATTGGGCAAGTTTAATGGTATTTAACAATTCACATCCTGATTGCAAAAAATTAACTCTTAAATATTTAAATAATCACACACCTGGATTAGACTTTCATCAATTCAAATGGACAGACAGCATAGGCAGTTTGCCACTCGAATGGAACTGTTTGGACGGTTATTATCACTTAACATATCCGAAAGCTATACACTATACAGACGGCGGTCCTTGGTTTGAGGGGTATGAAAATACTTTTTATTCCGACTTTTGGCTACAAGAAGAAGCAACAATGCTTGACGTATAGATAAAATACTGTTATTATAAATATATTATTATAGGAGAACGATATGAAAAAGCTACTTTTACTCTGTCTTTTATTTCCGACAATGGCTTTTGCTAATATTAGAGTCATTTCTGAAGTTCCTAGAATGGTTACTATTTACCAAAAACAATGTGAACTGAAGCAAGTATTGGTGGACAATCAAACAAGAAACGGTATTCTTGGTGGTTTGTTAGGTGCTGCTATTGGAACACAAATCGGCGGTGGGTCTGGTAGAGATATTGCTACTGTAGTTGGTGCAATATCAGGCTCAAACATAGCTAGAAGTCGAACCCAAGAAAGATTAGAATATCGCAATATTTGTACTGAAGTTCCTGTTACTGTAGAAGCAGGAAAAATTGTGACCTTTGAATACAATGGCACTGTATTTACTCAAATTATAGAATAATGTTCAAACTCAGACTGATAGTATTCTTACTGTTAGCAGTAATAGTTGTCCTGCTAAACTATAAAAGGCCTGTCAATCAGGTAGTGGATATAAATCCTATGCCTGTTGAGATAGTGTTCCCCACAGGACCTACTTACAGGGAAGTTGAGTGTCTAGCTAAAAACATTTATTTTGAAGCTAGAGGTGAACCTGAAATAGGACAGATTGCTGTTGGCTATGTTGCAATCAATAGGCAAAAGTCTCAAAATTTTCCTCAAGATTTGTGTGAGGTGATTTATCAAGGTCCTATATCGAATTGGTTCCTTAAAGCTCATGGAAGAGTTGTACCTTTGCGAGATCGCTGTCAGTTTAGTTGGTGGTGTGACGGCAAAAGTGATACTCCTATAGATATGTGGGCTTGGGGTCGTGCAATGGACGTTGCTGCAGGAGTTATAAATTACATATATGAAGATCCTACTGAAGGAGCTTTATGGTATCATAACACAGAAGTTAATCCCTCCTGGGCTGCATCTATGATACCGACAACACAAATAAACGAGCATATTTTTTATAGAATGGAGTAGTAGAGTGATTACGGACGTAATAACCAATGAATTTATGGTAGAAAAACAAAAACCCACAGACGTATTTTTAATTACAAAGAAGTTTAAGACTAGCTCTCAATTTTCACAATTCATTGAAAAAGAAGCAGTGGTGTCTAAATCTTCTTGTATCGACATCTTAATAGATTATTGTGTGAAAAATGATATTGAAATTGAAAGTGTGAATAAACTTCTCAGTTCTAGTTTGAAACAAAAACTAGAGGTTGAAGCACAAGACTTAAACTTACTAAAGGTGAAATCAAATAAACTACCCTTTTAATATGGAACCTTTCACGGTTTATAAACTATACTTAGCTCTTAAACTGCACTTCACTACAGACTCTTACGACATTACAAAACACAAGGGTGCTGTTCGTGGCAAGAAAGAAACTTTCCTCAAAAGAAAAGATCTCACCGCTATTCGTAAACTTGCAAGGGACTACAAGAAAAAAGAAATCATAGATCTTCTTGTTGCTAACTTTGTTTCGGGTAATAAGTGGGGAGGCATCTTTGATGAATTTTGTATTGAAAACTATAAAAAGTTCTTGACAACACGAAAAAGAATGTTATATAATTTAGATACAGACTTAGATAATATGTTGTTTAGAATGGAAAGGGACAATATCAAGTCTGTTACTAATGAAGGAGAACACCCACTAATCTTCAAGATGTTTATGGGTGGGGATATAAAACTTGAAACACTTGTTATTATGGAAAAACTATATCCTTTTATTGAAGATTACACTAATGATTTTGTCCTTGAGGATATTTGTCGTTTAGTGAGAAAATATAAACCCTTTGTTCATATTGACAAAGATGAAGTAAAACAGAGATTTGCAGGGAAATTTGCACAATGTCTAAATCAGTAAGAAGAAGACCCGAGGAGAAAAAAATCCATAGGGTGGGAAAACAAAAGCCTGAACGTGAACTCGATCAGGAATTAAGACGTATAAATAGTGTTGAGGATCTAAAAAATATGGATTTAGATGAAGTCCTCGACACATATACAACGATAGATACTAATACACATTAATACAACGCTATACAACGCATATACGGAGAAATACATATGTCATTCAATTCACTATCTGACCTAAGAAAAGCTCGTGGTAACTTTGACCAGTTGATGAAGGAAGTCGAAAAACTCGATGCCCCTCAACAACGTAACGATGATTCAAACGAGTGGAAACCCACAGTAGATCAAGCAGGCAACGGATACGCTGTTATTCGTTTTCTTCCAGCACCTCAGGGTGAAGATATGCCTTGGGTTCAACTTTGGAATCATGGCTTTCAAGGTCCTACAGGTAAGTGGTATATCGAAAACTCACTTACTACACTAAAACAAACTGATCCTGTTTCAGAGCTGAACTCTGAACTTTGGAACAGTGGTGTAGAGGCAAACAAGGATATTGCACGGAAGCAAAAGCGGCGCCTCTCATATTACGCTAATATTCTTGTAGTCGAGGATTCAGGTAATCCTTCAAACAACGGTAAAGTATTCCTTTACAAGTTTGGTAAAAAGATCTTTGACAAAATCAAAGATGCAATGCAGCCTGAGTTCCAAGACGAAGCACCAATGAATCCTTTTGACTTTTGGGATGGTGCTAACTTCAAACTCAAGATTCGTCAGGTAGAAGGCTATCGTAATTATGATAAGTCTGAGTTTGCAGCCCCTAGTCCTATTGCAGAGGAAGACTCAGCGATTGAGGCTATTTGGACACAGCAGCACTCACTAGCTGCTATTGTAGATCCTAGTAACTTCAAGTCATATGACGAACTCAAAAAGAAGTTGGACTTTGTGTTGGGTAACAGTGCCAAGGTAGGCACAGCAGAAAGTATTTCTAGTCAGACCGGAGATGCTGCTGATGACAATTACATGGAGAAGGTAACACAAATGTCAAAGGCTGAGACTTCAGTTTCAGATGATGACGAGGATGATACAATGTCCTACTTTGCTAAACTAGCAAATGATGATTAAAAACTAGGGGGCTTCGGCCCCCTTTTTAATACCCAAAAGAAAGATCGTTTCTTCTCTGTATCACACTCTCACTATTTCTAACAGTATCGGGGGCAACATTAATTTGTTGTTGTCCTGCTCCCCCTGTTGTGTTATTGTTTGTCACATTATTAATTACCGTGGGAGAGTTTTGTGTTTGATCTGGTAAAGTATTGTTCAGTGCTTGTCCAGTAGGAACTACTTGTGAATTGGCCAGAGATTGTGGATTGGTATAGGCTTGTGTAACTTGAAGGCTCTCGGGCGTACCGCCAAATTTTTCTGTAAATTCTGCGTCTAATTGACGGCGTTGTGCTGCTTTTCTTCCTGCAGGCTGATTTGCATTATTAATTTCTTCTAGCCTATTATTATATTCTTCTACATCTTCTGGACTCATTTGAGATTGTTGTTCTAATTCCACCAATCTATTGTATTCTGCTTCTTCTCTAATCTCATCTGCACTTCTGCCAACTAATCCAAATGACAAAGTATTTAACATAGAACTGCCAGCATTTCCAGCTCTTTCAAAAAGTCCTGCATTAGGATCTGCCATTGCACCTTGAAAGCCTCCGTACACAGCAGTACCTGCTGTGATTGCTGCACCGATCGGTCCTGCAAATCTTGCTGCTCCCCCTAAAGCTCTACCCGCTCCCCCTAAAAATTTACCTGCTCGACTAAACATACCACCACCTCTGCTCACACTAGGCGCTGGTCCTCTTCCAGGTGCTGAAGTAGAAGGAGCAGTAGTCCTAGGTGTTGATGTAGAAGTAGATGCTGTAGTAGGCCTGGTAGTTGAGGTAGAAGTTGTGGATCTACTTCCCTGTCTTTGCCTTGTACGTTCCTCTCTTACCTCTCTAGCTCTTTGATCTCTGGCTGTTTGTTCTTGTGGAGTTCTTTGTGAGGGGTCTGTTCTAGGAACTGTGTTTCTAGGAGTTGTATTTGCAGTAGGTCTACTTCCACCGCCACGTATACCGCTACGGCCGCCACGTCCCCCTCTACTTCCTCCACGAAAACCTCTACCACCACGAAGACCGAGGTCAAGTCCCATTCCTCCACCCATACCACCAGCAAACACACCATCTTCAGCTATTTTTTTGAGTATGTCTCTTATTTCTTCTAGTAAATCAACCTCATTGGGGCCTTCTCTATCAATACCTGATTTAAACTGACCGCCTGCTGTTGGAGTAGATGATTCTTTACTAACAGCTGCTATTTCTTTTGCAGTTTCTTGAGCAGTTTCTTTTATGACTTCTTTGGTTTCTTGATTTGTTTCTTTTGTAGCTTCTTTTTCTTGAATAATTTGATTTGTACTGTCCGTCAATGCTTTAGCGACATCCGGTAAGGGTTGTTCTTCTTGCAAATTTCTTAGAAGCACTTCTTCTTTAGACTTAGCTCCGAATCCAAGAAATCCCGTGTCACCAAAACCTAAAGCTGCTTTTAAACTGTTATCTGCTTTTCTTTTATTACTAGATACTGCTGCTGTTGTTAAATTACCAGTTACACTGTCTAAACCTAATTTATTACTCAAATCTGGAGATTGTTCTTTTATTTGCTCTACCTGTTTTATAATATCTTGTATAGAGGATACACTTTGTTTTCCAGTTTTAGTTTGAGCTTTTGCTAGTTGTTCAATCAGTGTTTTTAATTGACCTTTTAATCCATCTCCCTGTTGATTCAGAATGTCTTGTACTTCAATAGTATTTTTTCCTAAATTCTCAGAAATCGTAGAAGTGGCTTGAGTTATTTCTGATTTTTGTATGTTTCCTAAATTTAAATTGCGCCCAGACGCAGCAGTTTTTACAGCTTCTACTAAACCCTTAGCTTTTTCACCACCACTGAATCTTCCAGTGTTCATATCTCTAAGATTAGCTCCTCCAAAGCCTTCGTCTAGTATATTCCTACCTTCTACTCTATTTGCCATTGTAAAATTTTTCTTAGGTGTTGTGTTTGATTTTGTAGGTGATGGCGAGGGTGATGGCGAGGGTGATGGCGAGGGTGATGGCGAGGGAGTTGACATATTACTGTTATCCTCCATATCTTCATCAAAGTCAAAATCCTCATCAATCAGTGTATATCCTAGCTTGCTTGAAATAGCTGCCCAAGCCTCAGGATTTTGATTATCTCCGTCTACAAAAAGAGCAGGTTTAAGATCCGGGTTTTCCTTTAAATACTGTGTAGTTGCTTTTTCTATTGCGTTTCCCAATACTCCTCTATACGGACCTGTATTAACATCCCAAACCCAAACTCCACCATAGCCTTCTTCCTCAGTAAGCTCTGCTATAGAAACAAACTCATTATCATCACTGGTTACTTTATTGCCGTCAATACTAAATTTAGTATCCGGATATTTTTGTTGTAACATATCAACTAAGATATTTTGAAAAACTGAATTCATTTTTCTTTAGCCCTTTCTGCTTTTTCCTTTAAATGTCCTATCAACATACTAATGTAAACATCTCTTTCCCAGGGCATCATTGATTCTACTTCTGTTAAACTCCAATGATGTTCTTGTATCAGTAAAAAATTCGTTTGATAATAATTTTCAATCGAATCCTGAGAAAGAGTTAAACGAAAAAATGTTCGTATCCATTTATTACAATAGTATTTTTATTTGCACAACCTGTACAATCCCACGAAACTGTGTTTGCTAGTGTCGGTAATTGTGATAAAAATTCTTCAGCTTCATTATATTTTTCTATTGTAAGAGATTCTAAAAAATCTACTATCTCTTCAATATTATCATTATTAGGTCTAGTAATTTCCTCATCATCAAAAATATATTCTATACAACTACTTAATATTTCAGATTCATTCATATTTTCCAAATTCATTTGAATTTCAGAAGATGGATACTTTAATACAAATCCTGCAGAATCATTTATTAATATTTTTTTAGTTTCACTTTCAGTGTTTCCTATAAAATCAAAATCATCTATTTTCATGTCATAGTTTACTACTGTTTGACAAGAACCACACATAAGCTCTAGTCCTTGTATTTCACCTACTGATTTTTCTCTTAACTTTAAAAACAACCATTGTAATTTGTGAAGAGGTAAATTTTCTACATTTAATCCTTCGGTGCAATTTTCTACTACTTGCTTACAAGCAGAAAGCATACCAGCTTTATTTTCACTTTCTACAGCTAAAGTTAATATTTTACTCTCTTTAACTAAAAATGGTCTACATTTTATAATATCAGTGGTTCCAGGTAAAGTTACTTCAAATTTTGGAACATCAATTCTTGGCAACGCCATCACAATCTCCTATAATTTAATTACTGTTTACGTCACATTATTAGTGCTATCAGTATTACTAATATCTCTTTTTATAGCTTCATTTCTCAAATCACTTCCTCTAAAACCGCCCGAAACTGAATTGTCCTCATAATTGGCATACGTGGTCATCCATCGTTTAGCCGACATGGACAATGATGTTCTGAGTTGTTGTGTGTTGCCCCAAGCAACAGGTGTTATGTTCAAAAGTTTTGGCATAGCTTCAATAAATTTCCATTCAGCTATAACCTCGTCCTGTGTGTCTAAAGACTTGACCTTTACGTCTGCGGTTATGTCACTATAAAAACTAACTTCTTTTGTTCTCATGTTTGCAGTATGATTTATCCAAGCCTCGAAATATGTTCTTAGGCTCCATTTTTCATCTACAAGAAAAGTAAATACAATTTCAGTGGACAAAAATTCTAAGTTTTGTGTTCGGTATTCTGTCCAAGGTCCTATTTTGTAAGGCACATTAGTTGCCGAAAGCCCAGGCAACTGCGCCTCTTCACACATTAATGTTGTGAGAAAATTTGCTCCTAACTTTTTACAACCACCTATTTCTACCTCAAATCTGTCCGAACGTGGAAGATGCTCTCTTCTCATCCGGTGCATAAACTCTTGGTAGTTTGTCATTGATTTAGGCATTGATTACATCCTTGCTATCTTGGTATACAGCCTGCGTAGATGCGCCTTGAAAACTTTGAGTTGGCAAAAATATGGATGCCTTCCAGTGTTCAGGATCTATTTTTAAGAATCTACTGTTGACCTGTGAATACAAATATTTTTTTATTGTTGGTTTTATTCCTGGGAATCTTGAAAAACTTTTCAGCATACTCCACTTTACTTCAATTTTACTTTTCGCTGTCAGTTCTCTGTCTGTAAAATCTAACAAAGATCCTAACAGTTTTGCTCTCATCATAGGAGGCAAATAGTGCAAGTTAAGTCCTACAAAACCATTGCTTGTATCATCAAAAGGCATACACAAAGGAAATCTGTCAAAGTAAGGAAGTTGTTTTTTCATTTTCGGGTCATATACAAACATATACATATCACCCGGTTCTAAACTTCCTGTCAATTCGCCCAAGTCAGTTCTACTAGCTTCACCGTATGATCTGATACCATTAGCAAACTTACGAACAGCTTGCTGATACCATCGAAACGAACGATCCTGCTCGCCTGCGCTTGTTGTTATGTTTTGAAAAGGATTTGCCATAGTGTATTATTTATAATCATAATCCAAGTTCTTTTTCAGTTATAATTTTAAATTCCCACTTGCGGTCATCACAAAATTCTTTGGCAGCTTCCCATTTTGCAAGATTCACACCCCATTGTTTCACTTCTTGTATGAATCTTTTTGTTTTTCTTTTCGGTATTTTTGGTTCTTGTGTGAACCTGTGAGGTTTCACTTCAATCAAATACATCTTTGTTTTATTACCTGATTTGACTTTGATGAAAAAATCAACAAAGTATCTATGGATTTTGTTGTCTAACGGAGAACGATACGGTATCACTATTTCCTCACTACCCCACTCCATGACAGAATCATTGAGATCACACCAATTCATAAACTTTAGCTCATAACCCGATCTATAAATTATGTTTGATACGTTTCCTTTATACTTAGCAGGATTTCTCGGCATAAATCTGCCGGAATAAATTTCTTTCCGATACGTCATATAATCCTTATAAATAATGTGAAACAATAACTTAGTCTTAGGATATTTATATGTCAGGCGTAGATGTAAATGTTACAACCATTGATAATAGTGGTACTGCACCTAATGCTCAATCAACCAATCAACAAGTAACGCCTGTTGGAGGCACCATTACATCGACCATTCCGGGTCAGGACGGTGGTTCGGTTACAACTGTAGTTCCTTATGCAGCATCTATAGAGGAAGGAGATACCTCACAAAATCCTGGATATTTGGAAAGGTTATCAAATTTTGGTTCTAATTCTATTTCTTCTTTAAGAGATACATTAGGAATTGCCTGGAACAGAACTACTCAAGCGTGGGAAGATGGTGTAAACGGTGTACAAAGAGAAAATTTTGATAATATGGATGAAGATGTAAGGAATAGATTGTCTCTTCAATCAGCTGTTCCCCCATCCTTACTATCATATCCCATGGGTGCTTTTGATGCTTCTATTAGTAACTCAGACACACAGTTAGTACACAGTGTTGTTTTTAATATTTTAGCTAGAAGTAATAGTAGAGTTGCACAAATAAGACAAAATCAAGGACTTACTGCGGCGTTTGATTCATCTGATGAAAATAGAACTAACGGTGAAAATGCTCAACAATATTTAGCATCACTTGGCACAGTAGCAGGCGCTGCATTTGCATATAAAAGATTAAAAGATGCAAATAATACTGCTAGACAAATTCAAGGAAACCCACTCGGACTTGTCGGTCAACTCGCTCAAGGAGCACTTATTGCAGGTGCGACCGGAGCGGTGAGTAGCCTTGCAGCGGAGAACAATTCAGTTGTAGATATAATGACAGCAATAGAGTTGTATGTAACACAACCCCCAATTGCAGAATATGAAGCAATGTGGGAACAAAAAGAACTTGGCGCTCTTGGGGGTATGTTGGCTAGAGGTGAAAGAGCAAATCTTTCTGTTGAAAGTTTTATGTCAGGAGCTTCTGGTTTAGGTGAGGTTGGCGTTAGAGGAGTTATAGGCGCTGCTGCATCGTTGCCAGGGGCGTTAGGTATAAGTGGTGATTTAGCAGCGGGCATAGAAGCAACTTCTAAGAAGGTAACTAATCCATACAAAGAACAACTGTTTAAATCAATGGGATTCAGGAAGTTTGCTTTTTCCCATAAATTTGCACCTAGAAACTTACCAGAGTTACGTAATGTATTAAACATAATACAACAATTTAAATATCATATGCACCCAGAAAACGATCATAGTAATTTGTTTTTAGAGTATCCTTCTGAATTCCATATTGAATATCGTTACAAAGGAAAACGAAATAAGTTTGTTAGCAGGATATCTACTTGTGCTTTAACAGGGATGAAAGTAACATACGGCGGACAGGATGCTTTTACTTCTTTTATTGACACTGAAGGCGCTCCATCTGAGTTTCAATTAGATTTAGTATTTGAAGAACTAGAAACACTAACAAACGATAGGATTGGACTAGATTACGAGGACAGCTTGTAATGTTTTTTAAAAATATGCCGACTATGCGGTATAACATAGACAATAAACCTAGAATTGTAACTGATATATTTAGACGAGTTGCTATTAGCAAATATCAAAATAATACTTTAGCCATGAATGAATATTATGTTCAGGATAGAGAAACTCCTGAGGATGTTGCATATAACTGGTATGGCACTGCTTACTATCATTGGATAATTTTAACCATAAATAATATTGTCGATGTAAACAACGAATGGCCAAGACCACAAAATTCTTTATTTGAATATGTTGAAGATAAGTACGGTGTAAACAATGCATCTGAAGTACACCACTACGTCCTTAAAAAAGATGTGAATGATAATGATGTTACAGAAGAAATTTATGTTGATTATAATGCATCTGATCTTGCAACAGGTAAAATAGAGTCAGTGACTAACTATAAGTATGAAGAAGAACTCAATGACGATAAAAGACAAATATATTTGTTAAAACCTGAATTTTTAGGTGAGTTTGTAAAATCCTATAAACGCTTAATGGCTAGATAGTATGAGTGTTCCTGTTGATGAAAAACTAATAAAAGCCGGTGATTATGAATTAGAGTCTTTGGTGATACACACTATAGGCGATAATGGCGTAGTTGATCTCACCAACTTTTTTATAGAACTTCATTTATTTGAGGATATTTTTTCTCCGTCTCTTACAGGTAAAATTGTAATAGCCGATGCGTTGAATTTAATTGTTTCTTTACCTATAATAGGTGACGAAGCAATAACGCTAAAAATGAGAACACCGACTTTATCTGATGACACATACAATGTAATTGAAAAAACTTTTAATCTGTATGCGATTAAAGATAGAATATCTAATAATGACGGGTCTCAATTTTATACACTTTGTTTTACTTCTATAGAAGATTATTTAGATACCTCACAACCAATATCTAAGACTTTCAGAGGAACCACTGATGAGGTTGCAGCACAAGTTTTTGAGGATCACATAAAAACTGAAAGAGTATTAGGAAAACCTGACTTCACTCCTTTGTTACTTACAGACACTCCGCACAGAAGTAAAATAGTATATACTTCAAATTATTGGACTCCTTTCAAAAATATGAGATTTATTTCAAAAAGGGTGAGGGGTAAATCTTTAAATGGATCTGACTATTTATTTTTTGAGAGTAATAAAAATTTTTACTTCTCTAGTATAGAGTCATTGATACAAACACAATTAACAAAAGGACTTTTTGATGAATATGTTTTAGAAAGAGATTCACAAAGCATTCCAAGAAGAGAAACTGGATTTGATTTTTATGGTAATCTTTTACCTGATGTTATGACTAGAATTGAAGACATGAAATACAAAAAAAGTATTGATATGTTAGACAGTCAACAAGTCGGTCTGTTATCTAGTAGTATATATGGTTATGATTTAGCCACTAAAAAATTTGTACAGCGGGATTTAGACTATGTAAATGAAGTTAAAAATTTTTATAGAACAGATATTGGAAACCCTTTTCCATCTGAAACCCCTAGAAATCCTAGAAATAAGGTATCTTTTATCATGTATAATTCTTCAGTTTTTCCTGACTATGGACTAACTGACAATGAAAATTTACCTCAGGGTCATCCTGCAGAATACTATAGTGATAGGTTTCTTTTTAGGCAATCATATTTGAATGGATTGAATCAATACACCTTTGAAATGACAGTTCCTGGGAGAACTGATATTGAAGTTGGTTGTGCCATAAGTGTTTTATATCCTGCATCAGGCGCAAAAGATACAGAAACAAAAGATATAGACACTATTTTTGATCCTTCATTGAGCGGTGTATTTTTTGTAACAGCTATACATCACAAATTTAATATAGACAGACACGTTATGACTTTAGAACTAATCAAAAACGGTCTCGGAAGTGACTTAGGAGTGTATGAAAATGCAGCGACCTGATTTTAGATGGTGGATGGGTATTGTTGAGGATAGAGTAGATCCTGAAAAAATGGGTAGATATCGTGTTCGTATTATTGGTTATCATACAGAAGACCGAACAGTTTTGCCAACATCAGATTTGCCATGGGCTACTCCTGTAATGCCTGTTTCATCTTCTAGTAACACTGGTGTTTGTGAGACTCCTTCTTTAGTAGAAGGCTCTGCTGTAATAGGATTCTTTAGTGACGGTGAAAATGAACAACACCCTGTGATTATAGGAAGTATGCCGGGTATGCCTCAACAAAAGATTGAGGATCCTAGTTTTGGTTTTTCGGATCCCAGGGGTAAGTTTCCTAGATATCTCAATGAACCTGATATATCTAAACTTGCGAGAGATGGTGCAGCAGAAAAACACGAAAGTTTGATTGACAAACGAGAACGTAGAACAACAGACATACACACTGCTAGAGCCCCGTCTGTAGCTACTATGCTAACTGATAAGGCGGGTAAAGACTATACCGGAGAAACATGGAACGAGCCTCACCCAAGATTTGGAACAAGTGAATCTGGGCAATATAATCCGATTGGAAAACCTGTAGATTTTCCTGAGGGCGTGACCTCAGTTTATCCCTTTAACCAGGTGAAAGAAACTGAGTCCGGTCATGTGTTTGAAATAGACGATACACCTGCAAATGGTAGAATACATGAATATCATAATGCAGGTACTTATAGAGAAATACAAGCTGACGGAACTAGAGTAACTAAAATTGTTGGCGAAGATTATGAAATAATAGCAAAGGGTAAAAATGTTTTTATCGAAGGTGGGTGTAATGTTACTGTGGTGGGTGATTGTAAACTTAGAGTAGATGGTGACTATTATCAGGAAATTGATGGAGACTATTTTTTAAGTGTTACAGGAGATAAAATTGTTAAAGTTAATGGCAACGATTTAACTGAAGTCGGTACAGACTTAGGTATAAATGTAAATAAAAATAAAACTGTTCGTGTCGGATTAGATAACACAGATTCTATCATAGGAAAGGATACAAAAAGTGTCGGTAAAGATAAAATTTTAACAGTAAATCAAAAACTACAAGAGCAAGTTAAAGGAAAAGCCTTTCGTCTAGTTGAAAAGTCTAGCAGTGAGGTTGTCATAGGTGACAGTAATATTTTATCAGGTGCCAATATACAAATAGGTGCAGATGAAAACATAAAAATAACAGCTAAAAATACTATCACTGAAAAAGCGAAAGACGGTAACATTGATATGATTACCGAAACAACAGACATTACAGCTAACTCTGCAAGAAAAGTAGATATAGATGCTAGCTCTAATGTAGAAATTACAGCAACGAGTAACGTAGATATAGACGGCTCAAGGATAGATTTGAACTAATGGGACAACAAGCACATAGACTCGGAGACTTGAACACAGCATCTGCTGCCATATCTTCAGTTCCTTCTAATAGTGATGTATTTTGCAATAGCAAACTTTTGTCTGTAAATGGAAGTCCAGTAGTTCCTCATGGAGCCGCTTTACACGGTGCTCCTTTTACTGCCAATGGTTCTTCTACTGTTTTTTGCCACAGTATACCAGTAAACAGTAAAACTGATGCAGACAATTGTGGTCATACCAGAGCTACTGGTAGCACTAATGTTTTTATAGGAGGTTGAAATGAGTTGCGGTCCTGCTGAGAAACTTACAAAATTAGCTGAAGATTTTGAAACAGTTGAGTCCAAAATAGATGATATGATTGCTGATGTTGAATCTCAGGTCGGAGCAATTCAAGCACAAGCACAGACCGAAGTTGACAAAGTTATTGGTTCTTTGAAGGGGCTTATGCCTGAAATTGATGTGCCGTTTATCCCCGATTCAGTACAAAATGATATTACAAATATAGTAAGAAATATTTTAACTGCTCAACTAGCGGCTGAAGATATAGCAAATGAACTTACTAGACTTGAACAAAAATGGAGTGGTGTAGATTTAGGAAATATAAGAATACAAGATATACCTCAACTTCTAAGAAGTGGTGCTTTAGATTTAGATAGAATTTGTAAATTAGTACCTAACTTTGAAAAGGATGGATCGCAAGTTGTATTAAAAGGAACACCTATTAGTTTTCCGGAAATAAATGTAGCAGACATAATAAAAGGTGGTTCATTGCCCAATATACAAGTTCCAGAATTTACTGAAATTGTTACTAGAAGAGTATCTGACGCAAAAGAAAGATTTATAGAAATTAGTATTCCAGGACTGTACCGAGGCTAAAATAACTTATAAATACACATATGTCTACTCAAAAATTAAAAGTTTCACGTTTATATTCGGACTTAGATTTAGATTTAAGTACACCACATCCTGTAACGGGCGATCTGCCTAAAAAAACAGACGTTAATGCTGTTAAACAGGCTATACAAATTTTAATGATGACTAATTTTTATGAAAGACGTTTTTCCCCTAGAAAAGGTGGAAATGTAGTTGGTTTACTTTTTGAACCAATGTCCAACTTAGCTGCATCAACAATAGCTACACAAATAGAATTGATGTTAGAAAATTATGAACCAAGAGCCAAAGTGCAATCAGTAGAAGTAATACCTGATTTCAGTAGAAATAGTTATACTGTAACTCTCAGATTTTTTGTAGTGGGAATAAACAAACCGCAAATTTTATCAGCGAACTTAGAAAGATTAAGGTAAAAAAATGGCACAGTTAAATGTTACAGACTTAGATTTTGATACAATAAAAGAAAATCTAAAAACTTTTTTAGATTCTCAAACTGAATTTGATTCATATGATTTTGAAGGTTCAGTGATGTCTGTATTACTGGATACCTTAGCGTACAACACACATTACAATGCTGTGCTTGCACATATGTTGGCAAATGAGTCATTTTTAGATACTGCTATAAAAAGAACTTCTGTGGTATCACTTGCAAAAGCTCTTGGATATACTCCTCGCTCTGCAAGGTCATCTTTAGCACAATTAGATTTGTCTGTGGTCCCTGATTCTAGTTATACTCAAACCACATATACTCTCTCCAGAGATACCTATTTTAATACTACACAAAATGGAACCACATATACTTTTTATCCTCAATCAGATGTAACTGCATCTTTAACTAATGTAGATGGGGTGTCTACATTTGTTTTTAGCAATTTACCTATAAGAGAAGGTTCTAGAATTTCAAACAATTTTGTTGTGGATGCTAATTCTCTTTCAGGTCCTTTTGTTATACCTAACTTGAATGTAGACACAACAACATTACGTGTTAGAGTAACAACATCTATATCTGATTCCACAGTGGAAACATTTACATTACATACTACACTTCTCGATCTCACTAGTACGTCTAAAGTTTACTTTTTAGAAGAAAATCTAGATGGATTTTATGTTTTAAGGTTTGGAGACGGGGTGTTAGGCAAACAACTAACTTCCGGTAATATTATAACCATAGATTATCTAGTAACCGCAAATGATGCTCCTAATGGTGCAAACACTTTCACTTGCGCTAACACATTGACAGGTAGCGGTGAAACAAAAACAATAACAAATATAGTTAAAGCATCGGGTGGAGCAGAAAAAGAATCTATTGACAGTATACGTAGAACTGCTCCTAGATACAATGCTACAAAGGAAAGAGCAGTAAATGCCTCTGACTATAAAAGTTTGATTTTAGCCAGTAATGCTTCTATACAATCTGTTGCAGTTTGGGGAGGAGAAGAAAATGATCCTCCAATATACGGAAAAGTTTTTATTTCATTAGACCCAGTTCCTGGACAAATAATTACAGATGCAATAAAGGACAATATAAAAACTAATATTATTATACCAAAATGTCCTGTTTCAATTTTGCCAGAATTCGTAGATCCTGAATATATGTATGTGGGCTTGCGTGTAGGTGTAGTTTACAATCCAAACACTACCACCTTTACTTCTGGACAAATTAGCAATACTGTTTCTACGGCAATAACTAATTTCTTCAATAACAATTTAAATCAGTTAAATAAAAATTTGTATTACTCTAAAATACATGATGCAGTAAAAGCATCATCTAAAGCTATTGTTTCTGTAAACATCACACCAACAATACAAAGAAGATTTCGTCCTTCATTAGGAACTGCTGCTAGTCAAACTATTAACCTAAACAGTAGAATACAACCAAGAGAGTTGCATAGTACCTGGTTTGATACTACAATTTCAAGCGCAACATACAAAGTAAAATTACAAGACAGACCGAATTCAGGTGTCATTCCACCTAACTATAATGGAACCGGAGTTGTGTTTTTACAAGACGCTTTAGGAAAAACATTTGGTGACGTTGGAACTATAAACTATGATACAGGCAAAATACAGTTAAATTCAATTTTGATAGATTCTTTATATGGAACTGATACTTTTTTGAAAGTATCTTCAAGACCACATGACGATTCTAAAGATATATTGACTAGTATATTAACTAGTAACACTCCGAGTTCTGTATCGGCAGTTTATCCTAAACCATCAAAAAATACAATTTTGACCATAGACGATTCTGCACAAAACGCAACAACTGGTTCAAGATTGGGAATAAACATAGTCGTAACCACTGATAGCGAAAATAATTAATGGCGCACGAAACTCCAAGTTATTATAGGTACGTCTCTAGTATCACAATTAATAATGGCGGAACAGGATACGATTCTGCGAGTCCTCCTGCCATCACAATTAGTGGCGGCGGTGGCACTGGAGCTACAGCAACAGCTACAGTAGTTGGAGGTGCAATTACTGCCGTCACAGTTACTAATATAGGAAATGGATATACTTCAACTCCTAATGTTACTGTGGCAGGTTCGGGTGGGGCTGTATTAACAGCAGTTGTGTCTTTTGCAGGAGCTACTCCTAGCTCTGTTACTACAAACAGTAACCTTGGGATAAAATGGACGTTACCTGATTTTATAAGAACTGACTATGCTGGAACTACATCATTTGTTACCTTTTTAGAAAAATATTATGCGAGTTTAGATCAAGCAGGCAGCCCTCTAAATATACTTCTTAATAAAAGATATTTTGATATTGATGATGCAGATTCGGATGAACTGGATAAATGGTCAAAAGAGTTAGCTCACAACTTTCCAAGAACCACCGAGTTTGATCGACTAACACTATACAAGTACCTGAAATCCATCTACGAATCTAAAGGATCAAAAAGATCTATAGAAGCATTTTTTAAAATTGTTTACAATGAAGATGTAGAAGTTTCTTTTCCTAGTCAATATGTTTTAAGAGCATCAGATGGAGAGTGGGTAGAAGAAAAATCAGTTAGAGCGTTTCCAGGATATAACGACTATGAAGTTTTAAACATAAACGCAACCAACGTAGATGTTGTTTTTTATCAAACTGTTGGATCAATTACGTATGCTACTAGGATTCCAACGGCTGTTAGAAATGTAGCGAAAATATCTTATACCGCCCCTCAAACTTACGAGGTATTTTTAGATTTAGATAGATCAGTTACAGAAATAAAAGGTCCTGGGGCACAAGGATCTGCTACTATTATAGTAGACTCTTCTGGATCGGTTACCGGATTCAACATAACTAATGCCGGTTACCAGTATGATGCAGCTCCAACAGTGCAATTGTTTGATACTAATGCTTCTCCTGGTTCAGGTTTTGAAGGAAGAGTAGAAGTATCAAACGGAGCAATTACAGGTATTGTCATAACTAATGGCGGCTCAGGTTACAATGTTTCTGATACAACAGTGGTTTTTGACACTGAAGATGTTAGAACATTTATAGTAGATAAAAATGCATCTTTGGCTGCAGCTAATGTTAGAGCATACTTAACTAGAACACTATCTTCAGTCACTTCAAAAACTTATAGTGGTGTAAACGCAGGGTTTCAAATAGGTAATGTATATGTAATTAACGAGAGCGGTGACGATGGTTTAGGTTACGCTTTAGATTACTTTGCAGAAGATTATGTATTTATTGGCGGTGGTAATAATGCAATTATTAGAGTTACTTCTATAGATTCTTCAAATGTACCAACGGCATGGGAAATAATTAATCCTGGAGCAGGTTTTACTAAAGCAACAACAGACATTTCAATTCTTTCTTCTACGGGAGAAAGTTTAGATATAACACTAAACACAAACTATCTATATCAACCAACTGGTAAATATAAGAATGATCGAGGTAAATTGTCAGATGTAAATAAACTTCAAGATAATATGAAGTGGCAAAGTTATTCTTATATTGTAAAATCTACACAACCAAAGACAACTTGGGAAACAGCCTTTAAAGAAGCAGCTCACATAGCGGGCATGGAAGTTTTTGGTGATTTGGTATTGACTGCTGAGTTGGACTATTCTACAACTATAGGCGTAGTTTCGGAAGGACTCAGAATTAACTACTTTGAAGTAGAAACAGTTAGTACCAGTGATAGTTCTATAGTTTTTGATGTTACTAAAGTATTAACAGATTCAGGATCAGCTTCGGATTCTCCTGTATTTCTTGTTAGTAAGGTATTAGCAGACACTAGTACCGCAACTGATTCAGCTCCTGTATTTGATATAGGAAAAGTTTTAGCAGATACAGGAACCACATCAGAACAACAAGTCTTTGACGTTAGTAAAGTATTAGCGGACACAGGAACATTAACCGACTCACCTGCGATACAATATGATAAACCGGTTACTGACTCAGCATCAGTCACAGATCCTATTGTAATTGCAATGGGTAATGTTTTTGCAGATTCTACATCTAGTGTGGATGATGCAACTATAGAGTTTGGAATATCTATAGTAAAAACAGAAAGTTTATCAGCAACACAAACAGTTGTTATAAATACAGATAAGCCTGTTTCAGACACAGCAAGTGCTACTGAAGCAGACGCAAAAGATTTTTCAACATCTAGGTCTGACAGTGCGACCACTTCAGACAGCGGTACTATTACAGCACCGCAAGATTATGTAGACGTAACTTATTTTGCAGAAGATTACGTCACGGGTAATACATTAGGCACATTCTAATATTGGAGATTAACAATGTTTAATACAGAAACAATGAAAGCGACAGGTAAAGTAAATGTCGTACTTAAAGATGAAAACGGAAACATTAAGGAAGACTTCACTGTGGACAACTTGGTTGTTGACTCGGGTCTTGACTATATTGCTTCACGTATGAAAGACGCAACTGCCACTGCTATGTCACATATGGAAGTAGGTACTGATAATACTGCTGCGGCCGCAGGAGATACTACTCTTGGTTCAGCAGTAGGTTCATCACGTACAGCCCTTACTTCTACCACTGTTACTGACAACGCTGTTGCGTATGTTTGTACTTTTGGTGCTGGTACTGGCACTGGCGCACTTACAGAAGCAGGCATTTTTAACGCATCATCTGCCGGCGATATGCTTTGTCGTACTGTTTTTTCGGTAATCAACAAAGGCGCTGCAGATAGCATGACTATCACTTGGACTATTACTATTTCATAATAGGATAATTTAGTGTCATTATTACTAACAAAAATAGGTAGAGTAGATTTAGCTCGTTCTTTGCTTAGAGATGTAAAGAATGATAACGACTATTTTTATTTTACTTTGGGTAGAACAGAGGCTTGGGCTGACGAAACAACACCCGACACTGCTGTAGATTCTGAAAGTTTTGTAAAAGACTTTAGAAGAAGAATCATGTTTGCACAGAGAGTTGGAGATAGTGATGTTTGTCATTTGGCTCGTAGAATAAACTGGGTTTCAGGAACTGTTTATGATCCTTACGATGATACTTACAGTTCCTCTAATCCAGCTTACTCAGAAGCTACTAATTTACCCGATGCAAATTTTTATGTCATCACTGACGAATTCAAAGTCTATAAATGTTTAGATAATAATAGCAATGGACAAAGCACTATAAAACCAACATCCACTAGTACATCAACTGAAACTTTGGCTGATGGATATAAATGGAAGTTTTTACTTCAGGTAACATCAGCCGATCAAACTAAATTTTTAGATACTAATTACATTCCTGTCAGAAAACTTACAGGTAATCCTACTTTTGATGTTAACGGTGAAATAGATAGTGTTACCGTAACGGCTGGTGGTAGTGGATACACTACCGCAAACGTAACTATTAATGGTGATGGAACAGGAGCTGCAGCAACAGCAACTATTACTGCGGGTGCCATATCTGCTATTACAGTAACGTCTGCAGGATCTGGATATTCATTTGCTTTTATTACAATTTCAGGTGATGGTAGTAGTGCGACTGCTGATGCAAATTTGGGAGATGCAGACTCCCTTCCTGCTTTACAATCCGCAGTTGAAGCAGCAGCACTTTCTATTGGCGGCGCTGTAGATAGAATTGTAATTACTAATGCGGGACAAGATTATACTTCAGGCGATGTACAAGTAACTATTACTGGGGACGGAAGTGGTGCTGAAGCAACTGCTACGGTTTCAACGTCAACTGGAGCAATAACAGGAATCAATGTAACAGCAAGTGGTACTGGATATACTTTTGCTAATATCACTTTTACTCAAACATTAGGTGTTGGTACAAGTGCTACAGCAAGAGCAGTAATAGCTCCTATTGATGGACATGGATCAAATCCGGTGAAAGAATTGTTTGCTTCTACAGTTGCCTTAGCAGTGTCATTGTCAGACGATGACAATACAGATTTAATTCTGAACAATGATTTTAGGCAAATAGGACTAGTGAGAAATTTTCTACAGTATGGTTATTCTAGTTCCAGTGATTTGTTTACTTCTACAACAGGAACTGCTACTTTTATAATTGACGTAAATGACAATTCTGATTATGCAATAGATGATGTTATAACAACAAATGGTGGAGGTGAGTTTAGAGTATCACAATTGACAGATGATGGTAGCGGAACATATCAAATTCATTTGATACCTATTATACCCACTATAAGTAATTCTAGCATACTTACAAATACTACTCAGGGATTGTCTTCCCTTAGTATAAATAGTGTGACAAATCCAGAAATAGCTATAAAAACAGGTGATGTTGTTTATGTAGAAAATCGTGCTAGTGTAACTAGGCAAGCGAATCAAGTAGAAACAATAAAGGCTTTGATAACATTTTAGGAAAAAGTAAATGGCTCTCAATTTAAATACTTCTCCATATTTTGATGATTTTGATGGGGACAAAAACTACAATAGAATTTTGTTCAAACCAGGGGTTGCTGTCCAGGCAAGAGAACTTACGCAGCTACAAACAGCCCTATCGGATCAATTATCGCAACTAGGCAGTTTTACATTAAAAGACGGAGCTGTTGTTAGCGGATGTGAAGAAAGAATATCCAAAGTAAAATATATCAAAGTTTTGGACACCGATTCAAGTGGAGACACAATTGACAACGCTGCGTTAGATAGATTTGTTGGAGCTACTTTAACTGGAGGAACTACAGGTATTACTGCTCAAGTAATTGGAGTTAAAACCGGTTTAATCTCAGATGCACCCAATTTAAAAACGCTCTATATTATTTACACTAAAAGAAATTCTGGAACTGCACAAATATTCGGACAAGCTGAAACTCTGACAGTTAGCTCTCCTAATAAAAATATCAGAGGAAAAACTTTTGTAACACACACTTCAGGATCTGATGCTACAAATCCTCCTGGTTCTAGAAATAGATATGAAGGAACAGCTCCTAAAATAGAATTGTCTCCGGGTATCATATATGTAAAAGGAACTTTTATTAGAACAAACTCTTTAGCTGCTTATATTGATCCGTACACTTTTAACACTACAAAAACATTAGGATTTTATGTCACTGAAGAAGTAAAAACATCTGCAGATGATTCATCTCTTTTAGATCCAGCATCTGGTTCATTTAACTATAATGCACCGGGAGCAGATAGACTTAAATTAGTAGCTTCACTTAGATCCTACGATCAACTTACAACCTTGCCAGAAAACTTTTTTCAATATGCAATATTTGAAAATAGAAAAATTGTAAGATCAAGAATTAGAGAAAATCCTTTAAGGGAACTCGGTGATCTAATTGCAAAACGTGCTTATGATGCAAATGGAAGTTATAATATTGCAGGTATGCACGTTACTGCTATTGAAGATCTAAACGACGGTGTAAATAACGGTCATAGGGGAGCTACTGAAGGCGGAGTTTCTACTAAGATTAATTTTGTTGTTAGCCCAGGTAGAGCAAACCATATGGGTTATCCTATTGAAATAAAAGCTAACACTTTAATAAGAACAGATAAACCGACTGCAACCACAACGGTAGAAGATGTAACACAATCTACAGCATATGGTAACTATATTGTATTAGATGAATTGTGTGGTGCGTGGGACATTGATGGTGGTGATGGTTCTTCTGGTGATGGTATTGTAGATCTTTACGGAACAGCACAAAATGCTGTAACTGGAGGTACGTACTCAGCAACTTCAGTATCAGGAACACTAATTGGTAGAGCTAAATTTAGACATTTAGTGTATAAAACAGGCACACAAGGTGCTGCTGCCTGTCAGTACAAATTGTATCTTTATGATATTAAAATGCAAGCAGGCGTTTTTGCTGACGTTAGAAGCATTGTATATGAAAATGACAATGCTAAAGGTATTGCTGATGCAGTATTAGAAAGCAGTGTTGCTGTACTGAAAGAACCAAATAACAATAAATTAGTTTGGACTTTGCCTTACGCACACCTTAAAACATTTGCTCCGAGCGCAACATACGATTATACCTTTATATACCAAAAAGAATTTGACACTACAGCTTCTGCTGCAGGTGTTATTACACTGGACTCAAGTTTACTACAAACAGGTCAAACATTTACTTTTGGTAATGGTACATTGACTGATGCACAAATAACTGCGAATATAAACGCAGTCGCTACTGATACTTTTACTGCGGCTAGTACATATACAGACGGTGAACACATTGATTTAACTGACAGTAATGTGACCGTAACACAGAACAGTACAACTTCCCTAACAATTGATTTGGGTGGTTCTATTGCAGCTTCTTCTAGAGGCGTTAGAGTATATGTCAATGTACAGTATGCTGATGTTACACCTATTGCAAAAACACTAGAAGAAAACAAGTTTGTTAAAATAGATGCAGTAACAAACACAGAAGGCACAGCTAGTGGTAGATATTGTCTAGGTGTTTCTGACGTTTTTCGTATTGTTTCAATCACAGCAACTAGTAACTCAGATTATACTACAAATGCAAAAAATGTAACTGGAGATTTTGTTCTCGACAAAGGGCAACGTGATAATTTTTATGGGTTAGCACACATAAAGAAAAAGGCAAGCAGTACACTAGATTTAACTACAGATAGATATTTAGCCGTCAAGGTTGATTTTTTCTCACGCTCTGTAAACGGTCCAACTTTTGCAGTTAAAGATTCATATCCTGTCGATGACACAGGCGCAACAGGAATAAAAACTGAAGAAATACCGTTGTATACTTCATCTAGAAATGCAGTATATGATCTTAGAAATGCTGTAGACTTTAGACCTTACATGACTAACACTGCTACTACTACAGGAACATTGGGTAGTGCAAGTGAAAATCCAAGTAATACAGAAACTATAGACAGACCTTCAAATGGACTAACTAACCCATCTCCAGTAAATAATCTGACTACGGATTTAGAATACTATTTAGCACAAGGATATAAAGTATATGTTGCTGAAGATGGCAGACTGCGTGTTGAACTAGACAAGCCGAAAGACATTCCTAAACTTCCGGTATCACCTAAAAATTCACTTGTTCTTGCAAAAGGTGTTATGCCTCCTTATCCTTGCCTGTCTCCTTCGGCAGGTAGATATTACAATAGAAGAGATTTGACTGTTGAGATTGAGCAAGTTAGAACAAGACGTTATACTATGCGTGACATAGGTGGTTTAGAAAAGAGAATACAAAACTTAGAATACTACACGGCTCTAAGTAATTTAGAAAATCAAACAAAAAATCAAGCAATATACGATAACTCAGGTGTAGACAGATTCAAAAATGGTTTGATGATTGATGCCTTTAAAGGTTTTGGTACAATTAATGTTCCTCTATCATCAGGTTCATGTTCCATAGATACTGAGAAAAGACAATTGAGAGCAGCTTTTGACCACAGTATTGTTGAGTGGGAACCTGCTACGGCTGTTGGAACTTCAGTCGGTCAAACAGGAACAATGTTTCACTTAAAATACCATGAAGCTGTTTACACAAAACAAATGCAGGCCAGTAGTGTAAGAAATCTTGTAGGCGAACTATTGTATGCAGATCCTGCTGCTCCAAATGCTACAGGTCAAACTGCATCTGAAATTGCAGCAACTGCTATTATTAGCAGATTAAATGAAGATTGTATAACTCCTATAATCACTCCTCCACCTGAACCAATACCACCACCTGTTCCAGCGGCTCCTATTTTTAGATTGAGGAGATCGGTTCAACAGGTTAATGAGGGTGATTCATTTACTATCTACCTAGAAACTAGAAACGTAACACCCGGAGCTACAGTAGATTACACAATAACAGGTGTTGCAAGTGCTGATATTGGTGGAGTTGCGTTGACAGGAACTTTAACTGTAGATAGCGTTGGAGATGCTTCGATAACTTTTGTAACTACTGAGGACGAAACAACAGAAGGTAATGAAACCTTTACCTTTACCTTAGCCGCTACAGACAGTTTAGGAAATGCTACAGAAAGTAGAGCAACTAGTGTTATTATTGTTGACACTTCTCAAACTGCACCAGCGCCTCCTCCTGCTCCGAGTCCAACTCCTGTTGCAGTTCCTTCTTATGACTATTTAAATGCTCCGTTGGAAGCAAACGAAGGTGATACAGTAATTTGGACACTAAGCACACAAAACATAACTGATGGTACAACCGTTGGTTATACTATAACAGGTATTGATGCAGACGATATATCTTCTGGATCTTTGACAGGCAATTTTACAATTACTAGTAACGCTGCTTCTGTATCAATAACACTGGCAAATGATATAACAACAGAAGGAGAAGAAACAGCAACTCTTACTCTTGCATCGACAGACAGTGCAGCTAACAGTACAGGATCATTAACTAGAAATGTTACAATTAACGATACCAGTGTAACACAGCAAGTAAACCCTGACCCGGTGCCACCGCCACCGCCCGGCCCATATAATGGTACACTAAATTTGATACCTGAAGAAGATTCTTGGTATGATTTAGATTACGCAGAACCTGCTTATATTAATATTTTAGGTGATTGGGATAACTTAGATGTTTGCGGAAACTGGGTTGACACATGGGGTTCTTGGGAAATAGTATCTACTGATGTTGTGAAAGAGGGTAACGAGACTACTGAGTCTATTACAACATACGGAGGCAAAGTAGCAACAACACAGGTTACCGAAACAGAACAAGTAGATGGTGGTGTGAATAAAATTGTTTATGAAAATTGGTATCAAGATTCATGGACTGCTACAGAAACGACTACTATCTCAGCAATCACTGAAGTAACTGCTGAGAGGACCGGTACTTCTTCTTTGGTTTTTGATAACTACCCCGAAGAGACAACTGTTGAATCAGAAGATGTTTTGAAAATAATAGCTGCTACTTTTATAAGACCTCAGTTGATAAAAGGTCAAGTAGAAGGGTTGATGCCAGAAGCAGAACATGATGTTGCAATGGGTTCAATCAAAAAAACTACAGTAACTACTAACGATCAAGGTAGGGGTGTTTTTGAGTTTGCAATCGGTGAAGGTGAATTTGAATGTGGCAATCACACTGTTACAGTTACAGATTCTAATCACTTTGATTCTATTACTTCAGGTGCATCGGCTATATTTTCAGCTAATGGACAGAAGAAAATTTTACAAACTACATACACAACAACTAAATGGTGTCCTCCTGCTGTAGGAGCAATCGCACTATTTGATTCAAAAACTTTTTATGAGGGAGGAGAAGCATCTATCTCTTCAACTCCGGGTGTTAAAACAACAGTATATGATAGAACTAAAGTTTCGGAAACTTTTGAACCAACCCCTCCTGATATTTTAGTATCCACTGTATGTAATACTCCTGCTGACGGAACAGCAACACAAACTTGGCAAAGAGGGGGCAACTCATCGGACACTTATACTGTTACGGTGCAAGATGCAAGTTGTGTGCCTGCAGCAGATCCTATATGTGAAGAAGGGTATTATTACAATTCTACGCTAGGTATTTGTGTAAAAGAAGAAGCGGCTGTAGTCGATGTAATTGTTCACGACTCAGTTACTTTAGAACACGCATTGTCAGGGTCTCAAAATACAATTGTGGCAAGATTTGATGCAGACGTCCTTACTACATTTGTAGATCAAACTCAGGGTCAAAGATTCGATCACCAAGGTGATTTTGATACGGACACTGAAGGAGCAACTGAATCTATTATTGAACTGTTAATATCCCAAGATAAAGGATATGATCCATATATAGCTACATTAAGCAATGCTTCAACAGATCCTAATTTAACAACTAAAGCAACAACTGCTGCACAAGTAGGTGCTACAATAGCATCAGGAACAATTAATTACGACTTTGATATAAATTTGGAATATGGAGACTTTTTTATTGATGAAAACTGCGGTAGAGCAGATCCTATAGCACAAACTTTCTTTGTAACCGGATTGAAAGGTGGTATGTTTGTTCCTAACATTAAAGTTTACTTTAG